TAGGAACACAAACAACAATGTCGCCGGCTTTGATATCGGTTTCAGGTGGAAATTGTATAAGCCTTTTTCCATGATGGGAGTTCTTTAGACCTTGAAAAACTTCCCCAGTCCTTTCGATTCGAAAAGCAACACCCATCTGACGCATAAGTATTTCTGTTGGGTTGATCATTAAATCTTCACCTTCTCTGTAATGTATTCCGGTGGCAGCCGGTAGATAAATTATAGCACGGAGAATAAAAGTTATCCACAGTACTACTTTATAAACCCAACACGCGAATGAGAAAAGAAATGAGGTGAAGAACGTGCAGTTAATCAAGATACAGGATTACACAGAAAAGTGCGGCCTGCCGGAAAGTACGATCCGGCGGTATTGCAGAGAGGGAATCCTGCCGGCCATGCAGATCGGACGAAGGTATTACATTGATGAGCCGGAAGCAGATGCAGTCCTGAAAGAACAGGTAAACCTATCTACGGCGCAGAGGCGGGCCAGCCCAAACGTACCGGAATTGCGCCGGCAGAAAAGCAGCAAGAAGTTTGATTTTTTAGAAGCATTAAAAAAAGCTTAAAAGGAGCGTGAAACCATGAAAAAGTTAGTTAACGCGTACGCCTGGCTGGCGGGCTGCTACATGGTGTACAGCGATGCAGTCAAAGACCTATGGGCGCATGTAGCTCACAAGGATTTTTACCTAGGCGCCGCATGTATGGCTGGCGGGTACTGCGTAGTACAGCTGCTGGTGTTCACGATAACCGGTGGATGGATAGGAGGGTAAGGCATGTTCCAATGCAACAAAATAAGACCGCCATGCAGATACAGCTACATAGCGGTCAAAGGTGAACATTTCACACGTTCACTTACATTATACAAAAGGATAGAAGTTAACGCAAGGATAAAAGTATATAGATAAGGAGGAAGCATGAAAATTACGAAAGGAATTCAATCCCGGCCAATCAAGGCTTTGATTTACGGGACAGAGGGTATTGGAAAGAGCACATTTGCCAGCCAATTCCCTGCGCCGCTTTTCCTCGACCTGGAAGCTGGTACTCATTATCTGGATGTAAACCGGGTCGATGGTATCTCTACCTGGTTAGATTTACTTGCGACTATCGCGGAAGCATCGACACAAGATAGGTTTGACACGTTGGTGATCGATACGGCAGATTGGGCAGAACGGCTGGCCATCCGTTATATCTGTGAACGGCATCAGAAATCCGGCATTGAAGATTTTGGCTATGGGGCCGGATACACGTATTTGACCGAGGAATTTGGCAAGCTGCTCAAGTACCTGGACCGAATGATCGCCCACAATAAAAATGTGGTGATCCTGGCACACGCGAATCTCCGAACGATCACGATGCCGGAAGAACAGGGCAGCTATGACCATTGGGAACTGA